TGGCGCGTGCTGTGGGATGGCCGGGTGTACGACATCACGTCTATCGAGACGGACGCCACCGCGCGCCGGGAATGGCGGATGCGGTGCAAGGATGGAGTAAGCGATGGAAGCTAATGCAGTGGTGAAGATCGTCATGACTGGTCACGGAAAAGGCGAGGTATTCGTCAACGGCGAAAAGGTTCCGATGGTCAGTTCCGTAGAGATTTCGGCAGTGGCCGGGGCATGCAACAAGGTCAGGATTGAGCTTGTTCCAGACCAGATTGAGGTTAGCGGCGTTTTCGATGTGACGACTATCGAATCGGAAGCGGCTGAGTTAAAGCGCGGCGATGGCTGACATCATCAAAGTCGAGATAAGCGGCCTGACCGGCGTACTTGATGCGCTCAAGTCGCTGCCGCCTGAAATCGTGAGCAAGCGCGGTGGCCCGGTGCGTGCATCGCTGCGTGCGGCTGGGAAGCCGTTGCTTGACGAGGCGAAGCGGAACGTCCAGAGGATCATCGACACGCCGAACAAGGATGGGCGTTTCGTTTCCACCGGGCTTGCGGTGTCAAGCCTGATTATCAAGCGTGGAAGGGTTCGTGGTCAGAACGGTGAAGCGGTCTACGTGACCGTCCGCCGGGGGCAGAACTATGGGGACAAGATGCTGAAGCGGAAAGGCCGCAGGACTGAGTCGCTTCGGGCAAACGACGTGCTGTACATGCTTGAGCACGGCACCGAAACGCGACCTCCAATGCCGTGGAGCCGCCCAGCGTTCGACGCGAAGAAGCAGGTCGCGTTGGACACGTTCAGTGCCGAGATGAAGAAGCGCACGACAGCCGCGATCAAGAAGGCCGAGAAGCTGGCCGCAGCAAAGGCGAACCAGCCATGACCATTGCACTCCCGACCCCGTTCCCCATCCTCGCCGTAGATTCTGCCGTGCGCGCGCTGATCGGCACCAGTCCTGTGCGCTGTTTCCCACATGGGGCCGCACCGCAGGGCGTGGCGTATCCGTATGTCACCTACACCGCCGCCAGCATCGTGCCGATCAATTCGCTGGACAACGGCGGCGCACGGGTGGACACCACGCTGGTACAGATCAGCGCGTGGGGTGCGAACACTGCGGATGGCGTAGGCAGTGCGCAGGCCGTCTATGCAGCGGTGCGCGCGTGCATGGAGCGTGAGCACGACATTGAGGCCGTGCGCGATATGGGCCGCGATGCGGAAACCGGCAGCTATCGCATCGACATCGACGTGAGGATGTTCGTACACCGCGAAGAACCGCTGATCAGCAGCAGCGACTGGTCCAGCAGCTGACCCAGCAACCGAAATCGAATCGATGAAGCCCGGCCTAGTGCCGGGCTTTTTCGTTGTGGCCGAGCGCTCGGCCTTTATCGCGGCGTGGCCGCATCATAAGGAGCAACAGACATGTCTGAAGGCATTATCCAAACCAAGGGCACCCGGCTGTATTTCGGCTGGGCACCGGGCGCATCGTCGTCCGATTCCGATGGCGTCGTCATCCTCAAGGTGGCGTGTCCGACTGGCCTCACCGGCCTCACCAGCGGTGAAGCACCGCGCATCGACGTTACCTGCCTCGACAGCGAAGCACGCGACTATGCTGCGGGCCTGCAAGACCTGCCGTCGATCCAGGTGCCGATCAACCTGATTCCTCGCAGCGAGGCGCATCAGGCGCTGATGGACGCAGAGGAAGCCGGAAGCACGCTCAACATCCCGTGGATGGTTGTGCTGTCCGACAACCAGAACGCGCCGACCACGCTGGATAGCGATGGCTTCCTCGCATCGCCTGGGCCGACGAACCGCTACTTCAAGGGCTACGTCTCCAACTTCTCGGAAGACTACGCAGTTGGAGAGTACGTCCGGGCGACTGTGACGATCCAGCTCACCACGAAAATTCGTCGCGAGAACCCGGCACCTGATCTGCCGTAAGCACGGCACACCAAACGGCTTCACCAACCTGAAAAGCCCGACCGGCGCACGCCCGCAGCGTGTTCGCCGTGCGCTGCTGTGCGTCGGTCGGCACCCAATAAGGAACGGCAATGAGCAACTTCATCGAAAAGACCTTCACCTATCGCGGCGAGAGCCGACCCGTGTTTTTCCGTGAACTGACCGCAGGCGAACAGCTCAAACTCTCGCAGGGTTACAAATCCACGTTGCGCGATGGTGCGGCTGAAACCACACTGGACTTCTACGCTGAGGGCGAGCGTGCGCACCGCCTGTTGCAGATGACCCTTGTCGATGCCAATGGGCGCAACGTCTACGCCAGCATCGGCAAGCTGCAAGAAGAGCCAGTGAGCAAGATCAACAAGCTGGTCGAGTTGGCGCGCGAAGCGTCGAGGCAGTTCACCGAAGAAGCCGCAGAAGCGGGAAACGACTAACGGCTGATCCATCACTCCGGTTCATCGTGCGGCTGGCCCTGCTGATGGGTCAGCCGCCATCGGTAGTGATGAATTGGCCAGCCTCCGATGTGGCACTGCTTTGCCAATACCTAAACCGAGAACCAGCGCCAAGCGAGAAGGCTGAATACGGCCTCGCATATCTGGCCTGTATGTACTCCAACACTCATCTCGGCAAGGGCGAAGCGGCAAAGCCGCTTGATAACTTCCTGATGTTTCGCAAAGCCTGGCCGCGCAAGGGCGGGCGTTACTCCGATTCCGACATGGAAATGCTCGATTCCATCGACCGCCTGTGAGTTAATAACATGAAAATAGCGATTGTCTTGGAGGCGCTCACCGGCTCGTTCATCACCGACATGGACAAGGCCGGCAGGGAAGCCAAGAAGCAAGCCGACAAGATGCGGAAGGATTGGGAGGCGGCAGGAAAGGCTATTGGTCTTGCAGTCGCCGGTGGCGTTGCGTCGCTGGCGCTGCTCACGAAGCAGGCGATTAACACCGCAGACCAGATGGCGAAAATGGCGCAGAAAGTCGGTGTTTCGGTTGAAGCGCTTTCGACGCTGAAATATGCCGCAGATCAGTCAGGTGTGAGCGTCGAGACATTGCAGAGCAGCCTTGTTCGGCTGACGAAGAATGCAAGCGATGCAGCAAAAGGCACGGGCGATGCGATCCAGGGATTCGATGCGCTCGGCATTTCGGTTGCCACTGCCGATGGCAAGCTGAAGTCCAGCGATGCGCTGCTGATCGAGATCGCGGAAAAGTTTGCCTCGTTCGAGGACGGCGCGAACAAAACGGCGTTGGCCGTCAACCTGTTCGGCAAGTCTGGTGCCGAACTGATCCCGATGCTTAATGCGGGCGCGTCCGGGATCGATGAGTTGCGCCAGCGCGCCCGTGATCTTGGGCTTGAGCTGGATACCAACACCGCAAAGCAGGCAGAGCAGTTCAACGATCTGCTAGCCGATGCTGCCAATCTTGCAAAAGGATTCGGGAATGATCTGGCGAAATCGCTTCTGCCCGCCCTTGTTTCTCTCGCAGAGGTATTCGTAGATAACGGAATCGAGGGCCGCAAGGCTTCCGATGCTGTAGAGATGGTATCTGGTGCGATCAAGACTACGGCGGGAGTCGCGCTCGCTGGCGTTGCACAAGTCCAGAAGTTCGGCGCGATTCTCGGAATGGTCGCGGCGCAGGTAGACGTGTTCTTCACGACCATTGGGAAGAACTTCGATGCCTTTCAGCAGTACCAGCGCGATTTATTCGACATCGGGCCTATCGATGCGTTCGTGAAATTCACGGAGACAGGATTCGGAAATGTCTCTGCCGCGCTGGATCAAGCCAGTGGGAACATGGACGCGCTGAAGGAGAGTTTCAGCGATATCGACGACGACGCTACGAGGAAAATTGCGGCGTTGAATGCGACTCTCAGCAGCACGGGAAGTGCTGCGAAAGATGTAGTAGCAGGCACAGCTCCGTTGCTTAAGGATGTGAAGAGCATCGCAGCGGAAGCTGAGAGGATCGCAAAGCAGAACGCCAAATCTCAGGCTGCATACAACTTCGAACTTGACCGCTGGGCAGCTGAACTACTGCCAGAAGCCGAACGCGCAGCAGCGCAATACAACATCCAGGTGCAGAAACTTGTTACCGATCAGAAGGCCGGCAAGATCACCGCCGACCAGCTGGCCCGCGCGCTTGAGTTGCTTGGCACGGAGTACCAGCGCAACGCACTCGAAATCGAGAAGAACGCCCGTGCACAGGAAATCCAGCGCGATGTGCTGTCTCAGGTGCGCAACGAGTATTCTCGCCAGATTGCACTTGCCGGATTGAGTGAACAGCAGCGACAGGTAGAGATAGCGTCTTTGCAGGCAATCGCGCAGTGGGAGTATGCGCATGGTGTGGCGATTGACGCAACAACCGAGGCGATGCTGCGCCAAGCCGTGCAAGGGGGTGAGGCGATGCTTGAAGCGGCGAGGGAATCCCAACGGGCGGCAGAACAGTCGAAACTCGCCTGGGAAGACTTCGCCTACGGCCTAGCCGATGCGGTGCTGGAAGGCTCGCGCGGGGTGAAGGACTACTTCAAGCGCCTGTTGGACGACTTGAAGCGCCAGATC